TAATAACTGTACTTGCACTAATATACCTAATTCAGCAACTATAAAAGTTGATGATTTACCTTTTGTTTGTGACCAGCCAAGTAATTACAGTACAAGTTCAACTCTAATGACACATAATATAAATACTCGACTTAATAATTTATTTTATTCTAATAATGATACTGATTATTTATTAGGTATTTACGCAAATGATGGTGCAGCTTGGTCTGGATGGCCTTCAGATGATTTTAACCAAGGTTCTGTATATTTACATTTTACTATGTCTATGCAAGTTGATTGATGACTAGACCGTTAGCAGGTTTATAAATTTAGTACGAATAAAGTAGATATTGCCTAAACCTGTTTAATTCGGAGGGATTTTCCTAATGGCATTAACTGAAACAATTGAATACGACAAAATAGAAGTCGTAGGACAATACAAACATGTACAAGTTAGAAAAGCAACTGTCATCAAAAAAGATGATGTTGAACTAACTCGTTCATTTAATAGATTTGTACTTGATCCAGGTACTCTTGATGCATCTGATAATCTTGTTGATAATCCCTTATCAAAAGAGCCAGATGGTACAACTGATATTGCAGACGAAGTAAAAAGCATTTGCACAGCAGCTTGGACCTCAACAATAAAGAATGCGTGGAAAGCTAAGTTGATTGCTGATAAGTCCTCTGGACCTAGCTAATTATTTCTTACGCTTACGTTCAAAGTGGAGATCTATTCTCAATTTGCCATAGTATAAAATACCAAGCCAGATTGAGAATGCGACTCCATCAAACCAACTTAGACTATGCCAAGCTTCTACTGCTCCATCCATGTCTCATATTATTTAGCTAAGTCCATCATCTCACATGGACATATGCAACCATTACCACCACAAGGACAGCTTATTGTTGTTATATGTGGAATTCTTTTTTCACTAGTTGGATATGGAATCTATTTAACTTTTGGTCCTGGAAAAGATGAATTGAAAGATGCTATTGATGAACATGCAAAGATGCATGAACTAGGTATTGCACATGGACATACACCATCAAATAAAGAAGATATGGAAATGTATTTTGATACATTCCGTGATGCTGCTAATCATCATAAAGAAGTAATGGAAGAGTTAAACTCAAATAATAAATAATGCTATCGTAAAGTTATTCTTAATCTTTTAAATGGAACCAGTTCCTATTCCACGTTTGACGTTGAAATTTTCAATTGAATTAGATGTTGATTACGATCCTTTCAAAGGTAAAACTCAAGAAGAATTTCGTAAGTATATACAAAATGAATTACATGATGTTATTTATGATATAAATCCTGTAAAAAACGCTTATACTATCTTCGTATCTATGGAAGAAAATGGCGAATCACACCCAGAGCCTTGATTGGAAGTTTTGGTTAGAAGAGAATAATCGAAGAGTTATTTTCCAAAATCATATGTATCTCTGTGCAGGAAGAGATCATCTTGATCATCCTATGCATGGATTATTTACTGGTCTATGGCAAGACTTTTGTCTAAACGAAGCTGGTATTGCACAACGTAATATGTGGTTTGATCGTATGCAGTTTGTTCAAGATGTAGCGGATGGAAAAGTTAAACTAGAAGAACAAGAACCAAACTAAAATGACATTTTCTAATTTCGAAAACATGCCTGTAGCTCCTACTCCAGAGCCAGCACCTCAAATACTAGATACTTCTATGATGAATGTTGGAGTTCCTCCTGAACTAAATCAAACCTTTCCACAACCAGAAGAAGATCAACAGTTGAAGAAAGAAGAAGATGATAAAAAAAGAATGGATGCTTTTATTAAAACATTAATAAAAATGACTTGTTATTTACATGAATTACAAACTCAATCTCATTTAATACATTTTAATTATGAAGCTGAAAACTTTTTAGCCGTTCATGAATTTTTAAAAACACAATATGAAACTCATCAAGAACAATTCGATAAGTTGGGAGAGTTTATTAGATCAATGGATTTCCTATTACCTATGTGTCGTAAGGGATTACTAGAAGGATCAAGTAAGTTTGAACATGTAAAAACCTACGAACCAAAAGGTATGTTAATGACTTACTTTAAAAACTTAGAAACTCTAGCTTCTCAATGTAAGAAAGCTCAAGTTACGGCACGTAAAAATAAAGTTATTGATGTTGAAAATTATCTTGGAGAATTATGTGGTGATTTATTTAAAGCAGCTTGGATGATCAAAGCTACATTAAGAAACTAATGACAATAAGACACCAGATTAAATCCCGTTGGTATTACATCTTTTGGGGATTAATGGCAGCTAGCGTTGTTGGTGGTCAAGTTTATATAGCTACTGGTTACCATGCTATGAGTAAAACTATACTCTTTTGCGATAGGTTTCAACCAGTGATCCACAATTTTGACAATCTAAAAGAGTAACTTTGTCATAACTAGGATTAGAATTAGCCTCACTAAAATCTAATTCAGATTCACTTTCAAAAGTTAATGCTGTTGAACAGTAATAGCAGTTCATGGTATTAAGAAGAATGGTGTTCTATTCTATGGCAGTTGCTACATAAAGGAATACACTTATCAATTTCTTTCTGAATACGTTTCCAAGAGTAGCCTCTATATACCATATTAGAGATAGCAAATTCTTTATCCCTAATATGATGAAAATCTATTACTCTATGATCTCGTATTCCACATTCTTTACACCTAATTGTTTTTTTATACTCAACTAGTTTTTTCTGGTTTTTTCTTATCCGGGTCTTATCATCAGCCCACGACATCTTAATCTAACTCCTTCCAGATCCACCCCATTTGGTAATCATTTATATAAGGTTCTATATCTAATCCATCCATGAGCTCACTAATAATTCTTCCTTTTCCTACTCTTAATGGGATTACATTTGTTTTTGGATTAGGTAAATTGTCATCAACAACTATTAGAGTACCTGGTTTAATAGCATTCTTTGCAGCAAATAATTCTTTTAAATGATGGCTAGCAGCTTCCCAATCATTTGTCCAATCATCAATGTTGTAAGAATCTAAGTATAATAAATCAATTGATCCCTCTAACGTAGATAAAAATTCAATTGAATCTTGATTATTTACTTCTGCATGAAAAGTGTTTTTGCTTGCAAGTTCACATGCTTTAGGGTCAATATCAACTGATAAAAGAGTTCCTCCATAAATCTCTACATATTCGTCAAATAAAAGTGTTGAGCATCCATCACCTTCGTAGTTATCAACTTCTCTATAACATCCTGTTTCTACAATGACAGGATCTTTTCTCTGTTGTAGATGTTCAAAAATCTTACTAAACCCTTCTTCCCTTTTTCCTAAACGTTTTTTAATTTTAGAGAAATATGTTTCCCATAATTTATCATTTGTCTTTTTAGTTCTTCTTTTTTTAGTAGGTGATGGCATTCCAAATTCCATAACATAAACCTAATGTACTAAATAATATGAGCATTTTCAAAAAAATCTGATAAATTATAATTAATAGATTAAGTTTTAATGCTAAATAATACATTGGAAACCAAATCTATAAGAGAAATTAATAAAAATCCTTGTCGAATAACTCTTAATGGTAAGCGACATTACACTACACCACTAGCGTCTGGACCAGCTCCTTCAGTAACAACCATAATTTCTGAAACTGCTTCTGAACAAAATAAAAAAAAGCTAGAGATGTGGTCTAAAGCAAATCCAGGGGTAAAAGAAAAAGCTGCTGAGCGTGGTACAGCTGTTCATTATGGAATGGAACAGTACTTAAAAGGAGATAAGGAACCAAAAATACCAGAAGAATATGATAATTATTGGGCAGGAATGCCTCCCATACTTGATCAGTTTTCTGAAGTACTTTGGGCTGAATCTCCTATCTTAGATGAGTACAAATTTACTGTAGGTTCTGATGATATAGCTCGTGTCTGGGGCTGTGATGATGAAGGAAGATCTTGGGCTGGTGCTCCAGATATTATTGGAGTTGCTAATAATAAACTTACTCTTGCTGATTTAAAAACAAGTGTAAAACCTTACAGTAGAAAATGGCCTTCTCATTTAGAAAAAGGCTCAAAGGAATGGAGAGATTTGTTAGGTGGTTATATGAAATTTAAAAAATGTTGTAAACAATTAGCAGCTTATGAAATAGCTATAGAACAGACTTTAGGTTTAAAAGTACAGCAAGCAGCTATCTTAGTATCTACTCCAGAGCGTACACAGATATTTAAAATATCAAAAAATTATTTAAATTGTTTTAAGAAAGATTGGTACAAGATAGTTAAAGAATACTATAAACAAATAGAAGATCTAGATGAGCACAACTCTAATCTTATATAGTCTCTTATCTAAAGTGATTAAGAATTTATGTTATCTAATTTAGGGTATTGTATTGATGAATTGTCGGGTATAGGATAATAAAACACGTTAAATAAACCTCTCCATGGAAATTAAAGTTTCCGTTGGTGAGTGGATGAATAGCCTTCAAGACCGCATGAGAAGTGCGGTTGAAGGGGATTGTTTTCATTTACCAACTCGAATGCACCTTCATGCTTTTAAAATATTGCAACAAAAAAATTTCCCTGATAAACATTTTAAAATAGTAATAGGAAGCGAACTTATAGAATGAAAGATTCAAAACTAAGTCTTAAACCAGGGGAGATTCGTATCGACTATATCCCTATGGATTGGCCTCTCACACCACTTGGAGGTAGTAAAGACCCATACGTATCAGGCTGGCAAAACAAACCTTTTGGAAGGCATGAAATAGATAAAGAGCTAGCTTCTGGAGACTGCAAAGCAGTGGGCTTATTATCTGGTCCTGTATATAACCACCCATTTGGGCTGGTGTGGGTTGATGTTGATGGTTCATCTGTTTATGGGACAGTAGAGCAAATTTCTGGACTTCCTTCTAACGAAGCTCTTCCAAGCACGTTAACTATATTAAGTGGAAAAAAAGGACGTGAGAAAAAACTATACCGATTAGAAAGAGAAAAGCATAAACACTTTATACGAAATAAGTACACATGGCATGCAGAAGGACCGAAAGAAAAACTGGAGATTTTATGGTCAAAACATCAAGGAGTTTTAATGGGGCTCCATCCTGAAACTGATGGTTACTTTACTTCCCCTGATGAAGGATTTGAATTTGTATCAAAACTTCCTGAACTTCCAGATTGGATATTAAATGCAATTATTAATAAAAATGTAAAACAAGGCGTTCCAGTCAGTCAAACAACTAGAGTTGTAGGTCCTGGCTTTGCTATCAATGCTCGTGTAGATCTCGCAAGAGACATGCAACTTGCAACAGAAGCTATGTGGGCACTGCCTTTAGAAGCAGTTGATGACCATGACATCTGGATAGCAATCGGGCAGTCTTTACATTCTCTTGATGATTCATTATTAGATGATTGGGATGAATGGTCTAGACAATCAGGTAAATACAGAAAAGGAGAATGTCAAAAAAGATGGCGTAGCTTTGACAAAGGAGGCGCTCGTACTCTTGGATCTTTATTCCACCATGCAAAAGAGAACGGTTGGAAACCTTCTGAAGACTACAAAGCAATGGGAGTTGATGATTTAACTCTCGAAAATGCAATTAAAGAACTTGAACAAGTCGAAAAAGAAATGGCAACTACTAAAACCCCACTCAAACGCAATCCACCTATGTCTCGTCCTACGCCTTCTGCCGCCAGAGAACAGAAGCCTAGAAATCCATCCTCTGATGTAGTAGCAAACGTTCTACTACAAACATATAAAGGCAATGCTAGGTATAGCCAAACTCAAAATTGTTTCTTTATTTACGAATATAAAAGTAAAGGTCTTTGGTCTAACCTTTCAGAAACTGAAATGAAAGGTGAAGTTAAACAAAAATTAGAATTAGTTAAAGAGCATCTGTTACCTAATGGGTACAGTATGAATTTAGTTAATGATGTATTAGAACAATTAAGAGTCAGTTTAATCTTTGATGATTGGTATGAAGATAATGAACATCTACTTTTTACTAATGGAATTCTATGTATAGAAACTAAAGAGTTTATGGAGTTTGATAGAGACATGCATATGACTCAACAACTTCCATACGATTATGATCCTTCTGCTACATGTGAACCTATTATTAAGTGGCTTAAATATGTTCAAGATGGTAATTGGAATAGAGTACAAGTTTTAAGAGCCTGGTTAAGAGCTGTACTTCTAAGTAATTCAGATATACAAAAGTTTGTAGAGATTGTTGGTCCTGGTAAATCAGGTAAGTCTACATATTCCAATCTCGCTCATGCATTAGTTGGAGATGATAATGCAATGATTTCTTCTCTAGAACATCTAGAAAAAAATAGATTTGAAACAGCTAATTTATATAAAAAGAAACTACTTTTATTTAATGATGTTGAAAGATATGGTGGTTCAGTATCAGTATTGAAAGCAATTACTGGTCGTGATTTAATTCGAAATGAACGTAAATTTCAATCTGGCGCATTAAAGCCGTTTAAATTTAATGGGTTAGTGATGATAACTGCAAATGAACCCATCCAGACGACAGATCCTACATCTGGGCTTGCACGTAGGCGTCTTACTATTCCTTTTGATAGACCTTTCACTGGTAGTTCAGCTGAGCAACGCACCTTAATTGATATGGACGATAAAGGTAATCCTCTTGGGGATTTTGCTCCTTTACTTCCAGGATTAGTTAACTGGGTATTAGATATGCCTGAATCAGAGATGCGTGAATATTTAATGGAGACAAATAAGAAAGTTGATTTCTTTGCTAAGCATCATAGAGAACAGATTCTTAAATCTAATCAGATTATGGATTGGATGGAACACTGTTTAGTATTCGATATAGGAGCCTCAGCTCCAATAGGATTAGCTAAGAGTGCTCCTTCTGGTTCATCACATATTTATATGGCTCATGATAAATGGCTATATGCTAGTTATTGCGAATTCTCTAGAGCATCAAATAGTAATATCTTAGGTAGAAGCAGATTTGAAACGTTATTAATGGATGTCTGTGTTCATCAATTAGCTTTAAATATTTATAAAATGAAAGATAGAAGAGGCATGAGAGTAATAAATATTGCTTGTAGAACTGGTGATCCTAAGTATGAAAAATACCCTTCGATAGTAGAAGTAGGTTTGAATAAAGAAGCATGGAGAGAACAGTACGGGAATATGTTAGAAAAAGAACCTGAAAAAACTAACTAATTTGTGTATAGTTAGAAAAGATTATTAAATATAAATGGGTAAAAAACCTAAGTTACTATGGTCTGGTGACATAGTAGCAATGACTGGATTCGCTAGAGTTACTGAAAATGTTCTAAAACATATTAAAGATGATTTTGAGATTGTAGTTTTGGGTCATAATTGGTGGGGTGATCCTCATCCACTACAGAAGGAATACAAAATGTATCCTTCATCTAATAGATTTCAAACTGCTCCATTTGGTGAAGATCGTATTAGAGAAATAGTAATAGCAGAAGCACCTGATATTGTATTTACTATTAATGATATGTGGATTGCTAATGAGCAATATAGACGTATCCAAGATTTACATAAAGAAAAGAAATTTAAATTCGTAGGATACTCTCCTATGGATTCTTATAACTGGACAGGTTGTCTTAGTGATACTGCTAACGATTGGGATGCAATAGTTTCTTATACAGAATTTGGTGCAAGAGAGTTTATAAAAGGAGGTATTAATAAACCAGTTGCAGTTGTACCTCATGGTGTAACTCCAGGTCAGTTTTCTCCCATGGACAGAAAAGAAGCTAGAAAAAAATTAGGATTAAAAGAAGATATCTTTATTGTGTTTAATGGAAATAGAAATCAATTTCGTAAAAGACAAGATATAAATGTTGCTGCATTTGCTAAGTTTGCAAAAGATAGACCAGATACTCAGTTATATATGCATATGGGTAAGAAAGATCAAGGTTGGGATTTAATGCATGTCTTTGATCGAGAAATGAAAAAGAATGGATTAGATCCTAATGGAAGAATTATTCTTACATCAGATACTGATGGTCCTCCAAATGTTGAAGTTGATACGTTAAACACTATATATAACTGTGCAGATGTAGGGGTAAACACATGTAAGGGAGAAGGCTGGGGTCTCGTAAACTTTGAACATGCAGCCTGTCGAGTAGCTCAAGTAGTTCCTAGTCATACATCCTGTAAAGAAATCTTTGAAGGATATGGGCGCCTAATCCGTTGTGATCACATAGATGTTGACACCAATTATTCTAGGGAAATGCCTTGCCCTTCAACTAGTCACCTTACGGAAATCCTTATTGACTTATATGAAAATAGAGAAAAACTTGAAGCAACAGCAGAGCTTTGCTATGAAAGAGTAACTGATCCACGTTTTGAATGGCAAAATATAGCTGCTCAATTTTCAGGGATCTTCCAAGATGCTTTGAATAATGTAGATCATTCAACAGCACCTAAACCGAAAAAGAAAAAAAGAATTAAAAGGAAGCTAGGAAAATGAAAATATATTTTAAACCATGGGGTTGGTATAAGGATCTTTATGAGGGTCCAGGATATAAACTAAAAATAATCAGTATCGACGAAGGTCATCAACTTAGTTTACAATCCCATCAATATCGAAGTGAGGTTTGGAATACAGTATCTGGTCAGGGAGAATTTTTTATATCAGGGATATGGTCATTAGCTAGAGTAGGTAACTGCATAAAAGTTCCTGTTAATACTATCCATAGAGCTAAAGGCGGTAAAGGAGGTTTAGTTTTTGTAGAAATTCAATTTGGAGAAAAGCTTTCTGAAGATGATATAAAAAGACTTGAAGATGACTACGGAAGAGTGGTATCATCTGAATAACGGGGTACGCATGAGCCTCGTTAAGGTGGGTAAACAATTTCCTGTTGATTTTAATCAGGTCAACAGGATTTTTTTTGTCTAAAAAGTGTATCAAAACTAAGAATGAAATTAATTTTCTTTTGTTATACATTAAATAACATTCTTGAATTAGTGTACGTTCTATTAGTAGTCTTATGAGTCTTAAAAGAAATACTAAGAATAGCAACATACACTGTCGACATACTGTTATTTAAGCTAATATCAAAAAGAATTTAGTTTCATTCTCAGTTTTATGTCACGTATATATAAACCAATGCCTCCTCTTTGGCACTTAAAACAGTTGTTTAAGCTGTCTGATGACTGTCCAAATGGTTTGGTATGGAAAATTAAGAAGGCTTCCTATGAGCCCGGAGATCCCGCTGGACGACTGAATAAATCAACAGGTTTTTATATGGTTTGTATAGATAATGAAGTATATATGGTACATAGAATTGTTTATTATTTACGTACAGGACAATGTCCAGATGAGCATAGTGTAGAGCATGCAGTTACTGTAGATAATATTAAAGATAATCGTTTGGATTTAATACCTACTTATAGAACTTCAGTATTAAGATCTAGGTTGGTGCTCTGATATGGCAAATATTATCAATGCTTTAGAAAGGGTTAACTTCCGCTATATAAATAATATAGATCGACTTACAGATGATGAGTTAGAGGAGAAAGGATACTATCGAGGATTTCCTTGCGTACATGGTCATACTATTCGTGACATAAAAGGTCATTGGTGCTATCACTGTGCAATGAAAATTAAATCTAATATATGTGGATTTGATTTAAATTATTTAGGTAATGATTTTAAAAATAAATACTATAGACTCTGGCAGCGAATAAAAGTTAAAGATCCAGATGAATGTTGGCCTATAGATCTTCCAGGGAAGAAAGCCCCTCGTAGAGTATGTTTTCCTTCTTATAGAACTTTTTATAGTAAACAAAAATCAGAAAATGTAACTGCACATAAAGCTATTTATCAATGTGCTTGGGGAGATGTAGGATCAATGGTGGTAACTAGGATGTGTAACAATCCATGGTGTGGTAATCCTTTACATATGGTATCTAGTTGGAACTGTGGTTTTCCTCCTAAAAAGCTGCATCCCTTTGATACTAATTTCAATGCAGAAAAACTTATGCTTATTTGTAAAGCAAGAACTGTAAATAGAGAACAAGAAGTAATACAGAAATCTTATAAAACAACTATTGCACATCCATTGCATGTAAAAGATGCTCCGGATTATGATGAAGGATAAGACATTTTAAAAATATAATGGCTAGAAACCAAGTTACTCAAAGACAAAGAACTGCTAGCAATCCATTACCAGTCGGAACATTTGACGAAACTTCTATTCGTTATTTAACAGGAACTTTAGGAGGAACAAATCAACCAATAAGTGGAGGATATGGTGGAGGTGCAATTAACCATTGGTTTAAATTTAAAATTGAAACAACTGCATGGATAATTATTGCTAAAGGAGGAGGTTATGAAAAGTACTTTAATGTATCTGCTTATGATATAAATAAGAACCCTATTGTAGGTAGAGGTATATTTCAAGATGACAGTATATCTGTTACAAGAGATGGTGAAGTATTAAATCCTTATGTTGGAACTGTTATGGCAGCTGGTTCCCATTTATATAACCAGTTTCAATACGATTCCAGGAGGTTAGATAAAGGCGATCCCAGATATTATCCTTTATCTATTGGTGAATATTTAATTTGTGTTTCTAGTACTCTTAACACACCTTTTGAGTATGCTGTAGGTGTAGTCATAGAAATGGCTGACCCATATCCTGTATTACTTACTGAAGATTATGATCGTTTACTATTTGAAAATATAACCACAGAAGATGATTTTATTTGTGATACAACGCCTAATTACACAGGTGCTGAAGATCATGAACATTCTCTAAAAGAATGGCAAACAGCATGGAGTAGAGAACGTCAGGATTATGAAAAATTTCCAGATATTCTTGTTCCTTTAACCACTAAACCTTAAAAACAATGACTATAAAACGTGTTCCTAATTATCCTTATCTTGGATTTGATGACACTGTTTATGATGACATTCTTATAAATAATCTTTTAAAAGAAAAAACTTGGACTGAAAAGTTTAAAGAACGCTGTGAGGAAGTACCATATGAGCAGCAATGTCGCATGTATGACGTATAGGATAAAAAGAAAATCTAAGACAATTAAATTAGTTTTAGATGATGGATACATTTTTAAAATGAATATCCATCCATATATGAAAATATCTACAGGAAAAGTTTGGTTAGTGGGTTGGGCAATAGGTAAAAGTAATCGTCAAATAAATGATTGGATGTGTAGAAGATCAAAACGATTAAGAGTTTATAGATTAAGTACTAACAAACCCAAGAAAAGAAACCAACATGCTCATTGGATATGTATCAATATTATGCGTAAATGGTTAGAAGAATTACCTGAAGGAGATGGCATGGCTATACGTTGTGAAGCAGCTAGCTCTGATAAACAGTTTCGTGTTTGGAAAAAATGGTTTAAGAAAAATGAAGATCCTGACTGGAAAATCTCAGATGAGCATAAATCTTTTTTCTTTTATAAAAAAACAACATAGAATATAGATATTAATTCTTTATTTAAAATGGTTGCTCTTATCCGTCCAATTTTGTTCAGGTTTTTAAATACACCTCAAGTCAAACAATTAATCATAGATTTACTAACAAAGTTAGCTGATTCTACAGATAATACTATTGATGATAAAGCTGTTGAATTTATTAAAAAAGGTTTAGCTTCTCCTAGTAAAAAGTAATTACTAAACAGCAGTAAACCACCAGACAACTCCAGAGTTGCCTTCAATATGATCCTTTAACTCGATTGCCTTATTTTTTTCTAAAGTAAGGCAATTTCTTTTGCCATTCATTTCATAGCAAACATTTACTTGTACCTGTAATCGGTTCTTAAATGTCATACTTATAGACTAAAATAAATATCCTCATAGTCTAACAATGGAAGAAAAGACTTCTAATAATTCTGTTAAGAATGTAAAGCCAAATCTTTTACAAAAAATTACTGATGCTGTTCCAGATAGAGAGGAACAATTTGAATTGGTCAGTTTAGGAGTCAGATTATTTTTGTTGACTTGGGCAACATTAATGTTGTCATTGTCGTATTTAGATTTAAGTAAGCTTGGCATACCTCAACAAAAAATAGATCCAACTTTTATAGCTAGCGTTTTTGTCGGATTAGCAAGTTCCTTTGGAGCTTCTATTACACAAAAAGGAAAAGAAAATGGAGCTAAAGCTGCACCTAATCAAGGTATTACAGCTGCAGAAATGAAAGAGATATTAGGTAGTTCTCAAATTGTAAGAATTGAGCATGCTCCTCTTAAAATAATTACAGAAAAAAAAGATTAGATTAAGTAAAGTAAATTAAAAAACTATGGATTTTTATATAGGAAATTCAAAAATTCAAGGTAAAGGTTTATTTAATAAAAAATTAATTAATCCATTAGATGTTTTACCTATTGCTAATTTATATGATAAAAATAATAAATTTAAATTTGATAAAACAGGTAGATCAGTAGGGCCAATGGGTTTTGTAAATCATTCATATAAACCAAATTGTCATTTACATTATATTCAATCTGAAAATGGTTATTTTTTACGTGCTCATAAAAGAATAAATCCTAAAAATGAATTAACTATAAATTATGATTTAAACCCAGATACATTAAAAAGAGCTTATGAGTATAATCCACCATTAGAGTAAAAGAATTTAGATCTTATTATTAAAGAGGAAGATAACTAAGGAGGTCATTTTATGAACAGTCCACTTTATATTCCTAATTGGCAATATCATTCTAGAAAAAATATTAAACTAGATTTTGTTCGAGAAGAAAATATGCTTCGTAGAGCATTGCATAAAGCGAAAACAGTATTTAAAAAAGTTAGAAGAACCTAGTTGTTACAGGCTTGACAAAGTAGATTATTTTTAAATGATAGACTTATATTAAACAATGTAAATAATTTCAAATGTGGAAATTTTTATCATTTTTAATATTACTGTTTAGTCCTTTGTCGGTACGTGCAGATCTGATTCATCGCCTATCAACAAGTACTTCTTTGACAGTAGGCGGCGCTAGTACAACTGCTGAACGTATCGGTTCAACGTACGCAGTTTCAGGTTCCAATATAAAAGTAGCTACCGATAATCATTTTGGAAAACTAACTGCAGGTACGGCAACAGCAGCAGCAACACTAGACGTTGGTGCATATGACGTAAATACTGCAGGCTCGGCTTTCAGTTTTAGCGAATCATGGACTCAAGGAGACGCCATACCAGGAATAGGTAGTGGTGTGGATGTAACTTCTGGTGTGGTAGCTGATATGCCAGCTTTTGGTAATACCACTACTCAATCGGGTGGTGTTGCAGGTGATCTCGCAGGTACCATTTTAAGTTCGGGAATTATGACTATAGTTGCCGGAGGTGCGAACACTC